TCCGAGAGGTATCCCCCCCACCACTGGGCGAACTTTTTTATTAAGTTTAAGCGGCTCCTGTTGAGCTAACTAGTCTAACGCCACGGGTCGTACTAACGTTCTTCACGCCGTACATGATGTCAGCGATATACTTTGTTCTAAGATGTTCCGAGGGGACACCAACTTTGATTCTGATTCCAGCCGACTTGGGACCTGACAAATTGCCAAGTGCGTAGCAAGCCTTCCTCTTGTGAATCAACATGTTGTTGTAACCTGATTTTCTCTGTCCAGTAGCTCCAGTAGATTGATTGACCAATCCATCTTTGTGAACTTGCTGGGTGATAATAACCGGAACACCATACAACATATCGTGAATACCCTGAGGCAGACTGGGCTTTCCGAACTGAGAGGCATCGTATAACTTTTGTCTCTTCATCGGACCATTCCAGTAAGCAATCGGGTGAAACACAAACAATAAATCACTTCTATCCATACCATACGATTCCATCAACGCCATACCCTGTTCGAGTGATGTGGTTGATAATGAGGACGTAGATGTACCAGTTGAAAGCACGCAGTAACCTTTATCACCAGCTATTTCAATTAAATCAGAGTCTAATTGTTTAGCCAATGCGTAACCCATGTCTTTTTGGTATAATTCTAGTCCGCCATATTTGGAATCAATCTGGGCGGCTTGGAAATCAGCCACAATCCTTGACGAGGCATACCATTTATTGATGTCTAATCGAATAACGGTGTCGTCAATGGTTGTAGATGTAACCTCACCAGTGGTCGTAGTAATAGACTTAGCGGAGAAGGTCTCGGTGGTGCTAGGCACAACCAATGTTTTTCCACCTCCAGTAACTTCATCGGTCAGGTTCCATAGGAATGGAGCCAGAGTCAATTTGTTATAGAAAAATCTATTTACTTGCGAACTCCAGACATCTGGACGATAAACTGCATAATTTGTTCCTACTTCTGTTGCAGGCATTTTTCTTTCCTAACCCCATTATAATCCTTGATTTGTTGAAGGAACGCTGTTCTTTAGGTTCTCTAAATACTCATCGTATTCTTCTTTCGGCATCTTCGCTATCTCTTGTGGAGACTTTGGCGAAAATGTTGGTGTAGCACCAGGACTTGAGGGGCCAAGAATTTGTTTTTCCTTAGCGACCTTTTCCCTCCTTGCGTTGATAGCAGTTTGTACCCACGAGTCTTTCGAGGCATCGATAATCCCTTGCGGAGATTTATCTTTAGCGTTTCTGATAATAAAAGAAGTTTCCTCCTCGTCATAATCAGCCACTGCTTTGCCCAACTTGACTACCTCCAACGGGTCAACAGCTTGGGTAGCGGTTGGTACGTTGGCGAGCTTAGCTTCTAGTTCTTTAACCCTCGCTTCTGCGATTTCTCGCTTTTCACGCTGGTGTTCTTTCTGAGCTTGAAGCGACTGCGTATCTATTGATTTGTCTCCGGTTTTCTCCGTTGGCGTTTCTGGAGTCGCCGGCTCCACCTTGGTTTGGGGAGTTTCCTTCTCCATGATTTCTTCACTCATAATTCATTTTAAGGACTTTTGTGTCCAAGTTAATTTTTTATTGTCGTTTTTTCGACCTTTCGTTTTTTAATAAGCCTCTATCTTAAGCAACCTTTGGGTGGTATCAGATGTTTATATTATTTATTAAACGTAATTATCTTTCTTCTTTTTGTTGTCTGGCTTCTTCTCAAATAAGCCTATCGTAGCCATCCAATTCTTTAATTCCAATATAACCCCACGTTTCTTCAAAAGAGTTTCCGCCTGACAAGTCAATAGTTCTTCGGTCAACTCTTTAATCCTGTCCTCAATTATTCTCTTGGGTAGGGCTTGTTCTCTCTTTATTGTTTCCTGTTCGCCCTTTGAAAGAACCAACATTATAGTGTTTGAGAATTAGTTGTTTGCTGTGGCATGGCAATGGGTCTGGCTCCTGCGATGCTACCACCTCGTTGAGCCATCATTTCACCAGCCATATCTTCAACGCTTTGTTCTTCCTCAACGTTAAGGTCGGTAGGTGAAATTCCTGTCATATCCAGTAGTTTGTAGAATACCTTTTTCGTAACCTTATCCCTCAAGATTGTGGGATTAGAACCGATAATCTGGAGTATGGTCTGAAGCGTAGTCATGCGAGAAGCCACATCAATCTGTTCGTTGGTAATGATAATATCAATTTTGTATCTGACATCATCATAGAAACTTTCTGGAACCTTGATTTCCTTATCATTCTTTATCTTCTCCTGAATAATAGATTTAAGTATGGTTCTTTCTTGAGCGTTGGGTAGTCTGCCGTTTCTCTTAATGTTCTTAAACAGAGATTCGTTAAATTTATTTGTAGTAATCAATCCACGAAGTTTGTCAACCTCGTCTTCCTCGAACTCACCCATCATTATTGAATGTTCGCCTTTCTTGTCTTTTTTAAAATCTGGGATAATCCAATCGAAGACCACTTCTTTTAGGAACATGCCCAAATCCTCACGCTTCATATCAAAGAAAGCTCCTGCTTGTTGTGATTGTAACACGGTGGTTCCCAACGGAGTTCCCGCAGGTGGTCTTTCTCCAGAAACAGACTCATAAGAGAAGGTGGTGTCTGATGTATTTTTGTCCCATTTGGCGTCTGACGCCTGATAGGCACTCAGATTGCGTTCTTCTACGGCAATCGGGGTAATCTCAGACAGGGCTGTGAGCAGGTCTCCATTTTCAATATCAGTAAGTAAATTCTTAGCCAAAGACTCATCCCTTGATTGGAATATGTGTTTTGAGCTCCACCTTAAACCAGTCCTAAACAGGTTTTCGTCTGTGTTCTTGGCTATCTGGTTTTCAAATAACTTCTCTGGTTGTCCCCGACCAATAGCTCTCTTGGGGACGTCTTCCCACTTAATTTCCTTAAAGTATTTCTTAATCTCAATTTTATCCTCAAAAAGGATTTCATCGTCTAACGCTTTTTCTGGTAAGATAAAGTAATTGCTTTTCTTTCCTTCGATTTGCCCAACAAACTCATAAATCTTTACCTTCCCCTTATTTTGGTATTTCTTGTAAACAGTCTCAACTTTATTTTTGTCCCAGTTCTGTTCAAGCATTTGGGATTTAGTAAAGTTGTGTTCAATGGCCATCCAGTCTGACTTTAAAATACTTTGGGCACACGGGTCGTTTCTAACGCTTTGAATCGGAACGATAAAGATAGAACCCCTGGCCTTCTTTAAAAGCACGTGTCCATATTTTGGCCATTGATAGACTATATCGTTTAGTAATTGCCCAAAGGTCTGGTCGTTCTGATTCTTGGTATTCTTCATCCACAACTTCAGTTCCTTAGAAAAGAACCAAGCTGGATAATAAGACTGTCCGTCTTCGGCCACCACCCTGACGTCCTTGGTATCAAGGTCAATCATCTTTGAGGCTATATAAGTGGGTTTTAAAATCACATTATAAAAAGCCTTCTTGTATCCCGAAGAATCCGAAGGTCCGTCTTTGTATTTATTACTCCAATAACTATCTATTAGACAAATCACGTCTGCCTGATGAGGGGCAAATGTAGGATTTAGTTCAACGGTAGTGTTGGAATAATCGGCCAACTTTGTATTAACGTGTTCCCAAATTGTGTTCATGTTATTTCTTTATTTTCGAGCCATACTTCTTAGCCCACTTTTTAGCCAAAGTAGGTTTTTTCGCAAATAAGTAAGCTCGTTGTTTAGAACTTCTAAATGGCATATTATATAAAAGATTGTCGCTTGCTATTGTAATACTTTTGAACTTGTTGTTGTTCCCTCATTAACACCGTGATTGGCCTAGCCTCTCCTGGATTCAATCCCCAAACGGCCAGAGCCAAGCTCATAACAGCGTCATCGTGTAGTCCCTGCGGAGCCGAGTATTTGACGTTTCCAGCGTCTGTCAGTTGATACCCGAAGGCCTCAAGTTCGTCTATCAGTATGTTGTTGTTGGGAATCGTAACGTGCTTTTGTTCTATGAATATAGTCAGTTTCTCAACCAATTCAGGTTTGGATTTTCCAGTAAAACAGAAGTCGTCTACTAAAAGCCCTTCGTGTAATAAATCGTCTTTAATCGGTTGACCCACTCCAGTAGAATCCAAAATGATTCTGGCGTTGTTATATCTGGTAGCCGTAGCAATAATCCGTTCTTTCTGTAGGGGATAGTCTATTTCTCTGAACCTGTCCCAAAAGACTACTTTCTTGTAATATTTGTCTATTACGGTCAGAACCGTGAAGTCCTCGTGCTTGCCCAAATCAACGCCTAAGACATAATAATGTCCTATTCTGGGACCTTCCAAGCACCCATCGTTGATAGCTTCTCTGACCTTGCGGAATACTGAAGCCGCATCATCTAAGAATTGAGCCTCGTATTCTTGTTTAAATACCTGTTCGGGAAGTTTGAGTCTGGCTCTTTCAAACTCCTCTTTTTTAATAAAAGGATTATCCAGAGTAGTAAAATGGAAAGCCCCGTCTGTAGTTTTAACATCCAGCCATTTCTCATAAAACCAGTTTTTGCCGAAAGGAGTGCTTATAAAAATTGACTTACCGCCTTGGGCCGTAGTCGGAAACACATAGGTTTCCCAAACCGTTCTGGGAATCCTTGACGCTTCATCAACTATGACCAAATCGTATGTCTGCCCTAAGATACCCGTCGGGTTCTCGGCTGACTTACATTCAAGAATAGTCCCCCAGGGAGTCCTGATTTGGGGATTGGGCCTCATTGAGACCCCAGCCATCATGCCTGGAAAGGCTATGGCTATCCATTTGACTAAATAGTCAAAGACCCGTTGAGCCAAATCGTAAGTCGGGGCTATAATACAGATTCTCCTGTTGTCCTGTAAAAGTACCTTTAAGGCTCTATAGGCACAATAAGCCGACTTGCCCCAGCGTCTGCCAGCACAAATGACTATATCTCTGGATTCTGAGTCCAAAACTAACTCCTGACCTACGTGCGGAACCCAGCCGATTTTCTGACGGAGCTTTAAATCCGAGACTTTCATGCTATTCTAAAACAGCGTCTCTTTCGTTAAACGTACCTAATTTCATCTTTCCAGCCGGATAGCGGTCTTTCAGTTTCAAAAGCATGTCAGCCGCCGCCAGACTGGAACGCTTGTCGTCATCTTGTAAAATATCGTAAACCTTGCCCACAATCACTTTGTCGTCAACCTGGGCCAAAAGCTTTTGAAAGCCCTTAGAATCCAAAATCCTGGAAGGCTGGAGGGCAATCTTCCCGTATCCCGATTCACGAAGAATCTGGCCAGCCGTCTTAGGGTTGCCTTGGATAGCATTCTCTACGATTTTCTTACAGGCTGTTCGTTGTTTTAGCGTCGGCATATTCTCTGAACCCAGATGGGCATCCACATTTAAGGTTCGGACAATCGTGCTGATTGCACCAGAACCATTCTCTGATTGTTTTGTTTGTTTTTTTAGATTTTGCCATAATGCTTAAAACCCGATTTTGAATACGGGAGAAACCATTTTTCTCTTTAAGAAGATTGCATTGGTTTTTAGCAACAGGGTTTCACCCCTATTATCTATTATACCATACTTTCACCCTAAACAGGACACTTGTCATATTCAGGATTTTCCTGTGAGGGGACCATATACTCTATCTTTCCAATCTGAACTTGCCATCCCCTCCCCCCGTTAGTCGCATAATCGTTATTGTACGACATATCCTATACTATACAGAATACAATTAACCCCGCTTATCTATACATACGACTCTCCTTAGTTGTCTGGATGTATGTGTATGTGAGGGTGATGC